GAGGCGGGAGAAGTGTTTCAGCCAGAAGGGATGCCCGGCGATGCCCGCCCGCTGGAGAAATTGCTGGTCCTCTTCGGACACGAATCCCTTGATCCAGCGGTCCGCCAGCGTCTCCCGGCGGGTATAGGTCTCCTCGCCCCATTCCTTGCGAAGCGCGGCTCGCTGCTGCGCGTAGGTTTGCTCCAGCGCCAGGAGTTGCTTCTGCATGTTCTCGGCGTAGCGGGAGACAATCTTCTGGGCGGTTCCCTTCGGCACGCCGAGCTCGTGAAACACGGCAGCATACTCGCCCAGGCGTTCGGTCGGGACGAGGTGGCGGAGGTCTTCGGCTACGTCCAGCGTGTAGTCGGCAACCGCATCGGGAACGCCGGTCGCCTTGCGCCAGGCGGTCACTTCCTCGGGCGTGGCCCCGTCGCCGGGCACCTTGACCATACCCTCCAGGCGCTGTCCGACGAGCTTCTTGGTCGCCACGAAGGCGCGTATGGCGTCGTGGGGTGTCTTGAAGTTCTTGAGAGTCGCGTCCTCCTTCAAGTCGTCTGGCACCCAAGAACGGTCGCCGTCAGCCGGAGGTGGCGGCGGGGTTACTGCTGGCGGTGGTGCGGGTGCGGCTGCCGGAGTCCCGACTGGCGGGGCGGCAGGAGTCGCTACTTCAACCATGAAATCCTCCTTAAGGTGTGGCCCAAAAGAAGAAGGCCCCCCGCCCGTGCACGGAGGGCCTTCTTCTTCGATCTTCTCACCCCGGGGATCAGCCGGGGCGTGGGCTCAGTTGTGGGCTACTATTCCGTTAGGTCCGGTTCTCCTTCGTGAAGAACTCAATCCGGCTCTTGATATAGAGGGCGAGCACCCGTGCGCCTTCCTGTGCGGCGGAGGCATACGGATCAATCCCGCCCTCGGTTCGCTTCACCAGCGTCGTCTCGCCCATGAACGCTTCCCGCTGGATGTCCGCCCAGACCTTCTGCCCCGCTGGGCTCCCAAAGGTAGCGATATAGTCGCGCGACAGGCCCTCGTCCTCCTGGCGCATCTGCTCGATGCGGAGGGCTTCGACGATTCGCTGCTCCTCGGTCTGGAGTGGGGAGGTCATTCCCGCGTCCTCAACAGATCCTTGGGCGGCACGATCTCAGGCACGACGATGCCGCTTTTCTCTTTGTAATTCAGAATCGCCGCCGCCGCGTCGGTCAGCATCCGCCAGCAGAGTTCTTTGTTGGTGATCGGCCCCACCACGTCCACCCCCTTGCCATCGGGGCGCACCGTGATGAGGAGGGGCGGGATGGGTTTTGATCCGGTCTGCTCACCATTTCCCGTCATACGCGGACTCCATTGGTGAAGGGCTTGACTGCGCTTACCCACCCGCGGGCGCTCCTTGCGGCTGCAAGGCTTTTATCATCGGCGCCACTTTCCCCATCCCTTCCGCTGTTGCCATCATCGCCTGCATCTGGGCCTGCTTCGCCTCGTCCTCCGCCCGTCGCTGGCGAATGGACGTGACGACCTCTCGCCCGCGCATGCCTCGGGCCGGGACGCCGCGCACCGAGGCTTTGTGTTGGGCAAGCCAATCGAGGTCATAGTTGTCGAGGATTGACCCCGCTTGGGGCACGTTCTGAATCATCTGCGCCGCCCAACCGATCTCCAGTTCAATCGCCTGCACGTCGGCGGCCTTCTGCGCCAGGGCGAGCGGGCCTTGAAATACCAGGTCCACGTCGGCGTCGGGTCGCTCCAAGAGTTCCGGCGGCATGGGCATCAGCGCATCTGCCTCCGCCATCATCGCCACGCCGGTTTCGACGAGGTGCGATATGGGAGAGATGAGTTGCCCGAAGGCTGGACCGAGGAGGCGTGCGGTCTCTTCAAGTCGCTTCGCAATCTCATACATTGTCATATAGCTGGGTTTGTCTGGGGGCGGGAGTGCCCGGATCTGATCCGTGAAGAAGCACCGCTCGACGGTCTTCTTCATGTCCTCTTCGACCAATGCCGTCACATCGAACCGCGCCCCGCTGGCGAGGGTCATCACTTGTTCCTTGGGATTCCCCTGCGTGAAGTTCCGTGCCCCCGGTTCCCGGATCATGCCGCCCACGACGCCGCCCTTGCGCTCATAGGTTTCCGGGTAGGCATCCAGGGCAAAGGAGAGGAGTTTCAACTCCCGCGTCCGGTTCTTGCTCTGCATCTCCCCCAGGGCAACGTGCGCGGGTCCTGATCCCCACACCCCGCCGGAATACTTGTGGAAGCGGCCCACAATCGCCGGGAACCGGCGGAAGCCGCCTTCCTTGATGATGACCTTGCCTTTCGCGTCGAAGATGCAATCCGTCCAGGGCAGGCCCAGGCTGTCCGCCCGGTAGCCATTTGCGTTCTTGCGCGGGTAGATCGCTCGGCTGATCGTCACCGAGTCGTCTGGTTTCTCCTTCGCCTTCTCCAGAATCTCCTGGCCGACCGACTGCCCCCAGCGGGCCTGGGCCGCCCCAGCAGACATCACGGTGTCATAGAAGATCGTGTTCACCACGCCCGCGGCGTTTTCCGCAATGGTGTAGGCCCCAGGGGCCAACGTCTCGAACTCGAAGCCGCCGAACGTGCCGGCCCGCCCCAGGCGTTCAAACATGAGCGTGGCGGAGGTGGCGATAGTCGTAAAGTCCGTGTACCACTCCCCGAATTCCGCGATGAAGTTGCTCGCGTTGAGCGCGTTCAGAAACCGCTGCGCCGTGTCCTCCAAGTAATTCTGGACGGCGTTGCTGGCGTTCAATTCCTCTTGGCGCATGCGGAAGGCCAGCCAGCGTTGCGCGGGGTTGGTCAGGTTCCCCTGGAGGAAGGTGGCGAGATCCCGCGCCGCCAGCTCCCCCGCCGCGCAGATTTGCTGCGTGGTGAGTTTCTGGCCTGCGGCCGCGCCGGTCAGAAGGGTGCTCCGCCGGGGGCAGAAGAGTTCCTGAATCTCGATCCACCCCGACTCCCATGGCGTCCGCATCGCCAGCAGTTGCGAGCGGCGCTTGACGAGGGCGGTGATGTCAACGGCCATTAGCCCATCCGTTTCCCGGTCAGCAGGTGCTTACGCTTCTGCATCCGCATCATGTCGCTGAGATCGCTCTCCGACATGCCCATCATGCTCTTAATCGCGTCATGGGCACCTTCCGGCATGTCCTCCATTTTCGCCTTGCCCATCTTCACGGCATAGGCCATGCGGGCGGTATCGGCTTGCTTGCGGCTCGTGGAGGGCATCAGCGTCCCCCCATTCGCGCATACCGGCCCCGTTCCTGCCGGGGATCGCGGAGGCTCACCAGTGGGTCGTAACTCATCCGGGCCATCCGGTCTTCGGGACGGAGTTCCGTCTCCTCCCGCATCCGGCCTGCGCGATATGCTCCGGCGAACGTCCGCAGCGCCGACGCCCCATGCGAGGCCCAATCGTGGATCGGCTCCCGCCCGAAGGCCCGTTTCGCCTCATCCCAGGGGAACTTATAGTTGCGGGCGGCATCCAGGCCGTCTTTGCATTGCTCCTTATCGAACCGGAATCGCCGGAAGAGTCGGCGCGTCGCCTCGATGCTGTCATCAAGGCCGGCCTTCTCCGCGACGTACAGCGGCGATAGGCGGTAATCCTGCTCGGCGATTTCCACCCGCGACTTCACGGCGGTCCATTCGGTCACTGCCATGTCGTGCGGGAACAAGTGCTCACCGTAGCGGTACTCCCGCTGCTCTTTCAGGACGTGCGCCCAGTGGGAGAGGTCTTTCCCTTTTCCCTCGATATACTCGATGAAATTGATGCCGTCCCCGACCTCCTGATACAACCAGATCGCCGTCGTGTCGCGCCCGATGTCCCACGCCGTTCCCACCGGCAGCGTCACCTCGTAGGGCACGAATGTCACCCGCCCTTCTGCCTCCGCCCGCGTGATCAGATCCCCGAACACGGCCCCGCGCACGCTCCCCTTGAACGAGCAATACTGCTGGGACTGGATTTCCTCCTCCGGCGTCCCGTTCCGCCGCATTTCCGCGATGGACTCCCGATCCGGGTGCAGGGGGTCGTCCTCCTCCGGCACCACCGGCAGGCCGTCTTCCCCAGGGGCATCTCGCTTCGTGTCCTTCACCGTAATCAACTGGCAGAACCAGCGGGGATTCCGCTTCGCCATCTCGTACAGGGCGTATGCGTGGTTCTCGCCTTCCGGCGTGAAATCGAAAATCGCCCACCCGCCGTTCTCCGCCAGAATGGGCTGGATGATCTTAGTCCACACCCGAGGATCGTGGAGCTGATATTCCGAGAAGATCACCCCGATGGGATTCGGTCCGCTCAGGCTATCCGGGTCATCCGCCCCCATTACCTGCCAAGTAGACCCCTCGGCATTCGCATCCCCATAGCCGTACTGCCCAGGCAGCGGCTTCAGGATCACCTGCATCTCGGTATCGTTCTCGGCCTTGACGAGCGCCTTGGGAAACCGCGCCCGAAACGGAATCCCGTCGAAGTCCTTCCCGTCCCACATACTGAGGCGCCCGCGCACCTTCGTCGGGTAGATGTGCCAGTACAGACCGGCGCGGCGCTTGAGGGCTTTCTGCGTGATCGCCAGCGCCGTTATGTCCTTCCCGTGGCGTCGGGGATAGACGAGGACCAGCCGCTTTCGCCCCTGCTCCCAGGCAATGAGGGGTTTCAGCTGATAGGACCGTGGCCGGAAGACGTGGGACGGATTCTTGGGATTCGGGTCGTAGGGCAACGGCACGTTCGGGTCCACGGGCGTGTGATCGAGCGCCTTCGTGCGCGTCGTGCGGGCCATTACCGCTCCTCCAGCACGAAGCCCAGGAGTGATGCGCCTGGCGCGATGCGGTGGTAGGCTTGGGCATACGCCCACCAATGTGGTCGCAAGGCCACTCGTCTGCCCTCCATCGGGATCGCCCGATTATCCAACCGACGCGCATGCCGCAGGAGCAGTTTCGCAAGCGGGTAGATTTTCGTCATGGCGTCAAGGTATCCAAACGTGTCCAGGATAGATTGCTCGATGGATTTAATTCGGTCAATCGTCGTGCGGGCCATCAGCGTGTCCCCACGGGGTACGCGACCCCGTTTCGAAAGCACGTCCGGCAGATCCCCGCGATCCAATGATTCGCGGCACTCGGCTCCTGACAGGCAGGACAGGGCCGAAGTTGTCCCCACCCGACAGGCAGACGTCCCTGATGTTTCGTGGGCCGGAGGCCGTGGCGATTAGGGTAGCGCATCAGCGTCCGAGGGTCCCGATCCACCAATGAACGGACGCGCCGGTAGACTTCACAGACTTCCGGCAGCACCTCTGCCCTCTATCCATCGCTTTTGTCCCCCTGGCCCGTTATGAAATCATCGGGGAAAGTACCGGCTCCAACCCATCGGAAATAAAGGGCTTTAGGTTGCTCGCCTCCAAAAAAACAGGCAATTCAGTACCAGCATACTTCCGACCTCTCCACCTTCGCTGCAAGCCCTTCATTACTCCTCATGATGTGCCAGCGCTTCACTCGCCTGACCAAAGACGGTACGCCGCCATAAATGCGTACAGAACTGCTACGTGTCCGAGTAGCGGTAGTGGACCAGTCCACCAAGGATGCTCACTATGTGTATCTCGCCCATCCCCGAGGAACCGCAAAGAGAACGCCCAAACGAACAATCCAATCATGGACAAACAAACGGCGCCAATCTTTCTGAGAAGGCGTGGGTAGAAATCAAGCGCGCCCATCGCGCCGACCACCATCACCAGGAGCCCGAAGGCGGCCACCCCCAGGAGCACAACGCTTGCCCACTGTCCGGCGACCGCCCTTCTCTGCCTCCACGTCCATTCCGTCGGGGCCTCCCGTTCCACGGGTCGCTCGTTCCCAATCGCCGTGCGGAGTCCTCGTCTCATTTCGGGTCCGCCTGCGGGCCGAAGCGGGCGAACAGTTTCTCAGACACGTCGGTCAGCACGCGAACGTGGAGGATGAAGGCAGCGAGCATGATGAGGAGCATGACGTGCGAGAGTGTGAGCGCGGCGTAGATGAGCCAGGACATCATGCGACCTTCGCTCCACACTTCGTACAGGTGTTGGTGAGGAGAATCCCGGCCTCGTCTGGAGGCCGCGTCTCCCACGTATGGTCACAATTGCCATCAAAAGGACTCCGGTTCTGCCCGGAGTCAATTGAAACAGGTACGCCCCGCCTGCGGGAACAGACGGGGCGCAACGTGACGGAGGCGTGTCGGAGTGGGTTATCGAGACCGGCTTTAAACCGGTTGGACTGTGACAGCAGTCCCGCAGGTCCGAATCCTGACTCTAGACGCCCGGAGTAACAGAGGAGGGGAGGCATCAGGGGTGCTCCAGACGCAGGAGAACGATCTTGGATTCTGGCAGGGCCCGAAGGGCCTCGACGGTGGAAAGAACGTCGAGGTGGAGCAAGTCGGAGACGGAGGGGAGCGGTGAGGAGGGTGTTTCAGATTGCTGGCCTTCGTTCTGTCGCATTTCCGCTAAGAGCTTGTGGCAGAGATACAGCCAGTTGTCAGCAACCATCTCGTAGGCTTGCGCGTCAGTCATGGGCTGCTCCTTTAGGAGGGGTCTTGCTTTTGATCCCTCATCAGTTTTCCCCTATGATGTTCTGCGAGATTCTCCTTGCACATTCGTCAAGCCACTGGCGGACAGCGGGTGTTCCTTGAGAGGGATCAGAGAGGGAGAATGAAAAAAGTCCAGAGGGCTGTACCGTCTGTGTGGGGGTTGCACGTGAGGTGTGTGGCTCGAGGTTTTTTCCCCCACCCCCCTCGTCCGTCTGAATCCGCTCGCCCTCGCTCATCTCAGGCCCTCACCTGGCACGTATCCGCTTCATGACGCGCTGCCCGCTGGTTGTCGTAATGACCCTTATCAGCATCACGCTAGGCGTCATCACTGGAATCTAACACTTGCGCGTCTATCACTCGCGGATCTGCGTCGGACGCTGCGTCAATCGCCGGAATCAAACGCGGGTCTGCTATCTGCGGGGCGTAGACAACCTCGAAAACATTGATGGTTGTACCGCCTCCTCCGTTGCCTCCAGCGGGTGCCGGGATGGTGCCTGCTCGCTCATGCAGACGGATGCCGATCTCGACCGCCCTGAGCTGCGCGTCGTTGTCATCTGCCTCTATTGCCTCCCCTGCTACCGTCTGATGCCTACTCGCTGCCAACTTGTCACGGACTTTGGCGACCAGTAGGTCCGCATGCAGACCCTGGTCGGTCAGAATAGTCTGTAGCCGACCCTGTGCCGCGTGCAGAATCTCCTGAGATACGGTAGGTAATGGAGTATCAGTAGCTAACGCCTTGACGGTCTTGGCAATGATACGCCCCTGCTGACGCCGTTGCCTATCGTATATCCGTTGCCACTCCCGCTTGGCATCTCCTGTCAATGGCATCAGAGGCACCACACCACGACGCAGGCCAGCCGATCACACACCAGGACGCATTGCACGTAGGCAGCCGAGGCCGGCGTAGCCACCAGCAGGACCGCTCCGATCACCAAGACTCTCAGCATGTCGCCAGGATACCCCGCTTTCCCGGTCTGTCAAGCACTTTCTGCACCCACTCAGACCGCCCCCACTGCCCCACGTTGCCTTCCGACGCCTTCCCCGTCCCTCGATAGCCTCCGGCTCCCCTCGGGCATCCTACGCCACTACAGCCCCTGGCTCCAGTATTCCCTCCGCGCAGATGCCGCTGCTCTTGCCATCCGCTCCCCAGCATCGCCAGATCCGCTGCCCGTTGCTCCGGGTAGCCCGCTCGATCACGTGGCGCCGGTTCCGGTGGTAGGCGAGCTGGCTAGTGTCCGGCTCGGAGGTGACAAGGGAACCTACGGAGGGTACTATCGGGACGGGACGGGACGGGTCGCTGTCAGTGACGGTGTGACTGACGTGTGACTGACGTGTGACTGACGTATCAGTGACGTGTGACTGACGCCGTAACTGTGATCGCCGTTGACGGGCCGCACCGGCCTCCCTCTGCGCCATAACCTGCGCCCTGGTCGGCTGGTACTCCGCGTAATCGTGGACCTGGTAGCCTCCGTCCACCTGCTCCCATAGTCCGAGCTCGACTAGACGTGCGGCAACCCGCCCCGCTGCACGGAGGCCAGGCGAGAGCGTACATATAATAGATGATGGGATGTACCCGTCTGACAACTGATTATTGCACCAACACAACGCGAGTATGTAGAGATCGCGACACAGAGGCCCAGCTGAGAGGATCTTTGGGTTACGCCCGTAGCTGTCATCAATCCGTACCCAGGCCATGCCGTCACCCCTCGGTTGCACAGGAACCAGTGCAAAATGCACAATTTCTTGGAAGTGGGCTTTTACTCAATCCTTTCAACACATTACCTCATTATGTATCATATCGGCACACAAGGGTTGCACGAGAAACAGGGCGTATCGAAGTGGCACAACTCAGTAACATATTGAATCTGTTACTAAATCTGCTACA